TACAATAAAAGAAAATTATAATTTTTGGGATAGAGAAGTAAAACGGTTGTATTATGGTGAAGATGTCGACACGCCTAGATTTTATGAAGTTAAGACTGTAGACAATGAGTATTATGTTTAATAATTTAAAAGATAGATTTAAAAATATTTTTAGAAATCATAATTATATTGATGATGATTATGATATAACAAGTCACGACAATAATTTTTCAATTGGAAGCAATACAACGACAGAAGATGATATAAGAAACTTAGAACAAGCTAGAGATACTTCACGACTATATTCCAAAAATAACGGATTTGTCAAAGGTTTATTAAGAGCATCTAGAGACAACGTAATCGGCACAGGTTTAAAAGCTAAAAGTAACTTATCAAGAAAACATTTTAAAAATTTAACAGAATCACAATTAAAAAATATAGAAGACAATATAAACAATTATTTTAACAAATGGGCTTTATCAAAAAACAGTGATATAACACAAAATAATAATTTTTATTTACAGCAGAGATTAGCTTATTTTACTTACAAGCGTGATGGAGATGTATTTGCCACATTACCACTTTTAAGAAATGAAATTAATTTAAGATTAATACCACCTGAATTTGTATCATATGATAGTGTAGATGGATTTATTCAAGGAATAAGAACGAATCAATACGGGCGTCCTGTAGAGTATGCTATAAATAAAAGCGAAGATAGTTTAGATGATTTTATAATATTAAGAAATTCAATTAATAAACAAAATGTTTTACATTTGTTTGACAACGAGAGAATAAATTCTTTAAGAGGTATGCCTTTTACAACTGAAATAATAAGAGACTGTGTTTATATTGATGATTATATGAAATCAGAACTTCAAGCTTCACAAATTGCATCAAAATTTATTGGTACAATTAAAACACAATCTAAAGGGAATATTTTTGAAACAAAAAAAACAAATTCATTAAAAAATAATTTAGGAAACACAGAAGCAAATCTTAAAAAACAAGAGAGAATATTTAAGCATAACACAATAACACAGCTCAAACCAGATGAGGAACTTGAGATTATAAATAAAGGGAGAGATAATCCTAATTTTGATAAAATTGTAAATACTTCATTACAAAAAGTATCTTCTTGCACTAGAATACCTATAGAAATAATATTAACAGTCTTTACTTCATCGTACAGTGCATCAAGAGCATCTATGTTATTGCTAGAAAAATTTATTAAACCTGAGCGAGAACTATTTAACACTAAATTTAATAATCCAATTAGAAATCAAGTTATAGAATGGGGTGTTCTTAAAGGTGACTTAAATATACCTGATTTTTTTAACAATAAAGATGAATATTTAAATTGTGAGTGGTTAGGTGATGCACAAGGAAGCGTTGACCCTGTAAAAGATGCTAAAGCAAAAGTTACATTAATAGATAACAATTTAACAACCCGTGAAAAAGCGACAAGAGATTTAGGAAACGGTGATTTTGAAGCAAACGCAAAACAATTAGAAAAAGAAAAAGAGATATTAAAACAAAATAATCTAATTTTTGATGAGGTACAAAATGATAATTAAAATAGATGATGAGATAGGTTCATGGGGTTTAAGTTCAAAAGAATTTAAAGCACAAATACAAAACGCAAAAGATGATATAATATTAGAATTAAATACTGCTGGTGGTTCTGTATATGATGGACTGGAAATACATAACACTATTAAGAATTATACAAGAGGTAAAGTAACTGCACGTTTAGGTGCTTTATGTGCATCTATTGGTACAGTAATTGCTTTAGCTTGTGATGAAGTAGAAGCACACGAAAACACAACTTTTATGATACACAACGCTTTAACTTCCTGCTATGGGAATCATAACGACTTAAGAAAAGATGCTGATATACTAGAAGGTTTAAGTAACATAATAGCTAATATATATGTAAACAAAACAAATAAAAGCATAAAAGATATTAAAAAATTAATGAATGAAGAGTCTTATTTTTTTGGTAATGAAATACTAGATAATAATTTTATTGATAGAATAATATCAAAAGAAGATGATAAAAAAGAATATAACAAAGATAATTTAATAGCATATTCTAAAACAAAAATACAAAATTGTATAAAAAACACAAAAGAAAACAATGAAGTAACTAATGATAAATTAGTTGCTATCTTAAAAAAAGGAGATTTTGAATCTGAGATTTTTAACGATGCAAAAATTAAAAAAGGAGACAATATGTCGCAAGAAAAAGTTGAGATAGTAAACACTGACAAAATTGTAAAAGATGAAGTTAGTAAAGCTGTATCAGAAGACAGACAAAGAATAGCTAAAATACAAGTTTTAGAATGTGAAAATTCTTTAAAAGTTGAAGCTATTAAAAACGGTGTAAGTGCAGAGTCACTTGCTTATAATTTAATGATTGAAAATCAAAAAAAAGAAGCTTTAAAAGTTGAAGCTATAAAAAAAGATTATCTAGAATCAGAGAAACAAGATATAAGAATAGAAAATGTTGTTAATGAATCTTCTAAAGAAGAGAAAGAAGATCAAGAAGTATTTAATTACATAAAAGAGGAAAAATAATGTCAAGTAGAAATATTGAGTATCACAATTTAGTATCAAATATAACAAATACAGTGTCTGTAACATTAAAACAAAGCGTTACACCATACACTGCAGGTATGATAGTTGTTAATCAAGATGATGATAAATATCATAATGATTTAATTGTATTGTCAGGAGCAGCTGCAAGTACACCTCACGTAAGCTATGATGCACAGAATGTGTATGTGCTAGTTGAAGATGTAGATGCATCATTAGGAGATGTTGTAGCAGTAGCGTATTCTGGAACATTTAACAGAAGTAAAATAACTTTTAAATCACCACAAACAGAAGCAAGTGTCAAAGGAATTTTACAAGCTAAAAACATTATATTAAAAGATTGGGGAGTATAAAAATGAGTAATATAACTAATTCAATATTGCTAGATGGAAAGAAATTTTTTGGAACTTCTTTAGAACAAATTCAAATAAAAAACAGACTTCTTACAAGTTTATTTAAAGACAAGCAAGTTATAGAAGATGAGATAATACAATTAGATAGAAAAGTTGTTAAAAATAAAATAGTAAGTTATGTTAATCCTGATATAGAAGCTAAAAGTAGTGCGGTTGAAGGTTTTACAACAGATTTATTTAAATTGCCAACCATAAAAGATATGAAGCACATAACAAGACAAATGTTAATGATGAGAGGATTCGGATATCATAATTATGATTCTAGTGTATCAAGCAAAAAAAAATTGGTTGATATGATAACTGATATACAAAAAAGACAAATGGATCTATTTGATACAAAAGTTGAAATTGGAGCAATTGATGCTTATTTTAATGGCAAGCTATCCATTATAGGTGAAGGTGAAAACAGAGAACTGTTATTTAATAGACATGACAGTCTAACAGAAGTCTTAACTGGAAATTCAGTTTGGGGCGGTACAACAGCTAATATATCAAGCAATATCTCGGATTGGATCACTTTATTAAATAATCAAGGTTCAAATCCTACGCACTTAATAGCACGATCTGAAATTATTGATTTAATGTTTAAAGATGCAAAAGTTAAAGAAGAGATAAAAACTGACAGTGGTTTAAATTTTGGTTATGGTGACTATAATTATTTTGGTGATGGCGTTACTTTTAGAGGAATTTATAAAAATATAATTTTATTAGCATATTCAGGTGTATATACTGATGAGGCTGGAGACACACAACAAGCAGTACCTTCAGACAAAATATTACTTTTAGATGAGAATAATTCTAATCAAGAATATTTTGGAAATAACAATCAAGAAATGTTTTTAACAAATGGTGACTTTAAAAAAACAAATAGAAATTTTTATTCTTATTTTGATAGAACTAGTACATTTCAATTAGGATTAGGTGCGTTTCAAACAAGAGCATGTATAATGAATGATGCTAACAGTTCTTTTGTCGCAACGGTTCTTTAAAAATGAAAATTTTTAAAGGAGCAACATATAAAGTAGTAAATTGTACTTTATATGGAGACAATGATAAAATCTTAAAACATAATGATACTTTTGTTTTAGATAAAGATATTAAAATAAATAAAGAACAACTTAAAAGACTTATAGATGATAAAAAAATTATTTTTTTAGAAGATGATGAAGTTAATACAAAGATTAATGATATCCCTAAAGATACTTCTTTGGGCGACATTAAAAAAAGAAAATAAGAAAAAATAATGAATTTTAAACAACGACTACAAAATGATTTTGATGTTATGTTAGATAGCAATTATTTTGGAGTTAGTTGTTTAAATACACGTACAAATTTAAGTTTTGATGTTATCTTTAATGATATCTATACTAGTATTAGTGATGAAGGCTTACCTATAACCGAAAATATACCTATGATAAATACAAAAGAAACAAATGATATAAAACAAAATGATGTTTTAACAATAGATAATAAAAATTATATTGTTTTTGAAGTTCAAAGTGATGGTATATCTGGACTTGATGTAAGACTTAAATATGCTTAAAAAAACAGCTATAAGACAAGCTATTGTTAAACTTTTAAAAGACAATATATCTATTTTAGAGAATAGAGTTTATGGTGGGCGTGTTTTACCTTATTCTAAAGAAGAGTTATATCCTTTTATAACCGTTTATAATAAAACAGATGATGTAGAAGAGTATTATACAGACCACACTTTAAGAAACAATGATATAAATATAGTGGTTGTTAACAAATATAATTCTAGCAATGATTTATTAAACTATGATTTTGACAAATCAATAGAAGATATACAATTATTAGTGGAGAGTGTATTTGATAGAATATTAAGTATATCTAATTTAGAAAACGACCCTTTTAAACTAGTTGATGAAATTATTTATTCATCAAGTACTACAAGCGACAATGTAGAATCTGGAAATAATATAGGTCAAGCTATTTTAACATATAATGTTAAATACAAGGTAGAAAATTCATTAAAAGTATCATCATTAGTTGATTTAGATATAGAAGCAACTAAACAAAATTTAGATATAATAGAATTAAGACCTTTACAAGGATAAAATATGGTACATATAATACCAAAAAAAGATAAAATAGTAATTAATCCAATGACAAATAAAAAATTAACAAAAAAGGGAACATTTGTTAACTTAAATACTTATTGGAAAAATAGACTATTAGATAACGATATAGAAATAGTAAAAAATAAAAAGGAGATATAATGTCAATTAATTTTAATGAAATATTTGATCTAAATATTCCATTTATAAGTGCTGAAATTTCTAAACAAGTTAGTACTACACAAACAGTTAAACAACCGTTTAAGGCTTTAATAGTAGGACAAAAGACTAGTTTAGGAACAGCTACACAAAACACAGTTTTAGATATTTTTTCAGTTAATGATGCAAAATCAAAATTTGGAAAAGACAGTATGTTATCAAATGCAGTTAAAAGCTATTTTGATAATAACAAAAGCGTTCAATTAAAAGTAATTTGTCTTGATGATTTAGTATCAGGAACAGCATCTACAGGTACAATAACACTATCTGGAACAGCTACAAGTTCAGGAACGCTTAATGTTTACATAGATGGTAAATCATATAAAACGGTTGTAAGTTCAGGAGATACAGCATCTACAATAGCTACAGCGTTAAATACAACTATAAACAATGATGATGAGGCTTTAGTAACTTCTAATGTAAATAGTGCCGTTGTAACACTTACAGCTACACACAAAGGAACATTTGGAAATACTATTAAAATAATAGAAAATTATAACAGCGATGAGATTACCCCTGCTGGGATAACAGTGTCTATAGTTGATATGAGTAGTGGTGCAGGTAATCCAGATTTATCTACATTTGTGATATCACACTTAGAAGAGAATCAATATAACTTAATAACTCATCCATATACAGATAATACAGCATTAAATACAATATCAACAGCTTTAACAGATAATTTTAAAGCCACTGAAATGTTAGATAGTTTTTGTTTAGTTGGTTTTGAAGATACAGTATCTAATATGACTACAAAAAGTGATGCTATAAATTCACCTTTTATAACAATTTTAGACACTAAAAATATGTTTAAGAATAATTTAAGTGTATCATCTGGAGTTATTGGATATATTGGAGATATAGCACAAAGTAGTCCTGCCTCAGGATATTTAGGTAAAGAGTTAGTTAATGTTTTATCCTTACCACAAAGAATCAGAATAGAAAGAAATGTGTTAGCGGGTGCAGGAATATCAACATTTACCACACAATCATCTAAAGTAATCAATGAAAAGACTGTAACAAGTTATGTTAAAAATAGTTTAGGAATTGAGGATAATGCATTTAGTGAATTAAGAGTGTTATTAACTTTATCATATGTTAGATATAACTTTATAGTTAATATATCACAATTTCAGAATTTTAAATTAGGAAATGATGGAGATATTTTTGGTGAAGGTACAAACGTAATAACACCTAAAATATACAAAGATAATTTAATTTTAATATATGAAGCTTTAGTAAAAGATGCTATTTGTGAAGATTTACAAAATTTTGAAGAGACTATTATAGCGACTAAAAATAATAACAGAATAGATGCGAGTGTAAACATTAATATTATTAATGTTTTAGAGCAACAAGCTTTAAAAATTAACTTTAAGGTATAATTATGGCAAATACAATTGGAATACAAAATATAAAAATAGATAATGTAAGTTATTCTATCAAAGCTGGTACAGTTTCTTATACTGTATAAGTTCAGAAAAAACAGCTATTGTAAATTATGATGGTACTACTTCTAATTTCACAGAAGAGAAAAAAGCGGGAATGATTAAGTTAGATGTTACTTTAAAAAATGCTAAAGATATCAATACTTTAAGAAAT